ATGTCAGTTGATCATAGACTAACGCCGCTTAAAAAAAGCAACCTTCAATATGAATACTCAGACCACCACACATCCGGCGATGATCCAAAATTACGAAATCATCCTGACTCAGATTTGCTTAGCCGTGATGAATGGTACGAAGTGCTTTATTTTTGCAACAAATTTGCAAATACACATACCACAACTGCACCATTCGAAACTGCCTTAAAAGTTGAACGACTACTTAAATTGAATGTACCACCAGCACTGCATAGTAGAACTAAAATTACAGATTGGCTTGAAAGAAACTGGCCCATGTTCCCTAAGGTTTAGTAGTTGTTGGCCAGGCCCGCACTACCTTGCGGTGCTTGGCCGCACACTCCCCATAAGCGCGCAGGACGGTGTTTTGCATCCATAGCTGCCACTGGTCATAGTCCAGGGCTTCTGGTGCTGACAGGGTTTTGCAGGGTTCTGCCAGGCTAGCGTCCAGCGGCGGCACTGTTTGCAGCGTCAATGGCGGCTTTGAGGTTGAGCATGCGCAGATCGTCAGGCTTGCAGTCAGCAGGCAGAGGCTTTTGAGCTTGTGCATTTTTTAAATCCCTTCCAATTTTATCCAGCTTGCCATCGAGGTTGAGTTTGATGCCGGTGAGTTCGGTGGCGGCTTCGTTCATCTTTTTGGTACCGGCTTGCAGCTCAGTGAGTGCTTTTTCTGCGACGGTGGCGCGGTCGTTGGACTGCTGGAGCTTGAGGGCGGCGATATCGCTGTCTTTGTGCCAGCCCTGGATTGTCCAGCCGGTACCGAAGCAGGCGGCGGCGATGACCAGGGCTGCAGCCAGCCTGGCGTAATCGATCACGACATCACCCGCGATATTTGTCTGTACGTATCAGCAGGATGTTGCGCACGTATTCCCTGTTGATTTCAAAGAAGCTTTTGCCGTAACCGCTGGCGGCTACCTTCGCTTTGAGGCTGGTGCGCTCGACGTGGCCGAACCATTTAGACTGGTCACAGCCTGGCGTTGCGGCGCAGACCTTGCGGTCTGACAGCACGCCACCGATGCCGCCGTTGTAGGCGGCCAGCGTCATGGCAAGCCGGTCTTGATCAGTGGCTGCGCCTATGGTCTTTTTCCAGCCCTGCAGGTCTTTGAGCACCAGTGCGCGTAGCTGGTACTTGGCATCATACAGGTTTGACTCCCACGACCAGCCCGCCAAAGCCTGGGGGAAGCTGGCCTTGATTTCTGCCAGGGCATCAAAGCGGCTGGTGCGGGTGATCTGGCCGAGGCCTACGCCCTGCTCTCTTGCGGTTTTGAGTTCCGCTCGCGGGGACCAGCACCGGCTGTGCTTGAGGCTGATACAGGTTTCTTGCTCTACCTGTCCCGCCAGTACGGCTGGCGCTGGCATGTCTGGCCAGTAGGCGGCCTGCTCTGCTTTAAGCACTGGGGCATAGGTCACGGCATTGACTGGCAGGGTTTCTGCGTGCACCAGGTTACCCATCAATAAAAGGAAGGCTGTCAGGACGACACTAACGCCCAGGAATACCAAGCCCGCACCTATAGCGTGTTGCATGGCTGCTCGCGCAATGGCTTCAAGGTCGATGTAGGGGAACATCAATCGGCGTAGAACATGAGACAGTGCCACTCCCATGAGGGCGACGCCTGCGAACATACCCCAGGGTGCCAAAGCGGGTTCGTGGAAAACTGTGGCCACTGGCACCGCCAAAATAAAGAAGATGATGGCCAGCGCAAGCAGAATGCCTACACGTTTAAAATCAGATTTGAGTCGTTTCATCGGTTCACCTTTATTTATGCCAGCCCTGGCCAGACAGCGCCAGGTACACCAGCCCAGAAAATGCCAGCGCGAACAAGCCCGCCAGCGTCCATTTGCCAAAGAGTGCAAACTGCTTATCCAGCCACTCTTGCAGCGCTTCTTTGAGTATTTCTTTTTCTGCTTCTTTATCCATGTTTGGCATAGCTTCCTTTCAGACTTGCTGCAGGTTTGTAATGAATGCAGCAAGGCTGCAAGGCGGTTAAATCAAATCGATACCCGACTTAATTAATCTGTCAGACGTGCGCAGATACCGATGTCGAAGCCGCTGGACGTGAATACCAGGCCGCTTTTCATTGTGATGGTGGCTGTATAGAAGTCACCGCCGACTGGAGTCGTTTTCGCGCAGCTTGATTTCAATATGGATTTATATGACACCTTGCGTTGTGCGTTGCTACCATAGACTGGAGCCCAGTACCAATCAGCACCTTGAGTACGGGTGCCAGTCGCAAAATTATCAAATACCGCACTGAAGTCAGCAGAGGTACCGAATACCCAGTTTTCTACCGTGACACCGTCTGCATAGGTAATGCTGATTGTCTTTGTCGCTGGGTTGGCATCAATCAATCCAGCATTTGCCGGGTTGACCGATTTTGCAGCGGCCAGAGTGAGATTGTTATAGACAGGCTGATCTGTGACGAACTTGCCATTTTGCGCAAATGCAGACATGGACATCAACAGTACTGAAGCGATACAGAGTTTGAAGAATTTCATGGTATTTCCTTTATTAAAGTGTGCGTGAGTTTAAGATCCGGTTTGCACGGGGCCAGATTTTGGTTTGCTGAATTTGTTGCCGTCCCATGTGTCGCCGATGGACACCGTGTCATCGCAGGGGATGTAGCCTGTGACGATGCCCAGGACAATGTTGACGACGATGCCGTCTTGGATTTCTGCGCTTTTCATGATCACCACCAATAGAGAACGACGAGACCATCACCGCCCTTGCCGGATGTGCCGGAGTCAGTAGCGCCGCCACCGCCAGAAGGGAAACCACCATCAAAGGCATTGCCACCAGTACTGTTAGCGGATGACCCACCAGAACCAGCACCGCCCATGAGAGCGTGCAAGATGCCGTCAACAGCGGCTGCTGTGGTTATTTGCCCGGTATATGCGCCAGACTTGCCGCCGCGATTAGCTGACCAACCAGGCGCACCAGCACCGCCGCCATAAAGACTTGCGCCGCTGGTGTTACCTGCATTGCCATATCCACCAGCGGCGCCGCCCCAAATAGCATTACCGCCGTTGGCACTGGAAAGATTATTCGCGCCACCATAATCGCTTGTGGCGTTTTCGTTCATATTTGTGATGCTTGATGTTGATGCGTGCACGTTAGGCAAGCCTCCCAACCCATTTGATGCACCCGCTCCAGCAACACCCCCGCCTCCGCCGCCAGTGCCTGTACCACCGCCACCGCCTCCATAAGCCTCAACCAAAAGACGAATGTCAGGAATCGCAAAGGCTGATTTACCGCCGGCATTGCCCGCACCAGAACCACCGGTGACAGACGCACCGCCAGCGCCAACAGTGATGACGGCCATCGTGCCGGGTTTGATGATGTTTGGAGGCAGCGCTACTCTGTGCCGCGCTCCACCACCGCCACCAGGCGCGGCAGTTGCTAAACTAGCCCCGCTGCCGCCTGCACCAAAAACATCGACCAGGTAATTACTGGCGGCAGGCATCTGAAAATTGCCGGATGTTTTAAACACCTGAAAATTGGCACCACGCGGCGGCATACCAAAGAAACCTGTAAAGCCGGTCATGATTAGTAATCTCCAGAGTGAACACGTACGCGCCAGCCAGCAGCCACAGTGGTGCCGATAGTGGCGTACAGGGTGTACCCGGCTGGGATAGCGCGATTGAGCGGGACGACGACCTTGGTTTGCGCCGCTACTTCAGTCAGCGTAGTGGCTGGCAAACTGACTTCCTCCCATAGGATGTTGTTTGCGGCTGTTGCAGGCGTGCTGCCGTTATTGAGAAAAACGCGCAAGACAGAGGCGACATTGGTACCGATTGGCAGCGCTTCGATGCTTTCAACAAAAGCACCGCTGGCACCCGCCACAGCGGATATTTGCACCACCGTGCCGGTACCGTCCTTGGCAGTGTTGGCAGTGGTGAGCAGCGTACCAAACTGAACTTTGGGCGTTTGCGGAAAAATAGGGGTTGCTGTTGGCATGATGAATATCCTTTTAGTAGTTCATGTAGAGGAAGATGGATTGCGCGGCACTGGCGACAGCGGCGATACCGACAGCATCGCCACGTTTATCAACAATGCTTGTGATGGCGCCTGCGCTGGTGACTGCCGTGTAAATTGGAAAGCGACCAGCAGTAAAGCCCGTGGTATTTGCCGAGAAGCCAGATGCTGACACTTCGATATAATTTGTTGCATTGTTGGCGAGCGCGACAGTCGTACCAGCAATAGCGGTAACGACATTGTCTGAACGGAAGTTGCCGCCATAGAGGCCCAGATTTAAACCACTGGTCGTGGCAATGTTCTGATCAAAATCCTTCAGGCCTGGCTGCGCACCGACCGAGATATTCCAGGAAGAGATGGTGCCACTGCCCACGGCGTTGACGCAGATAAAATCAAGCTGGCCTGTTGTGCTGTTATAGCCCGTGGTGATGCTGTCCATGCGGTTGGTCACCGGATTGGCGCTGTCACTGATGGATAACCAACCGCCAAGCGGGAAGGCCTTACCCGTTTGCGTAGTGAGCGTTTTACTTCCCTTGCCTATCGTTGCCGATGTGGTACTGGTACCCATGGTGCCTGGGGCATTGACGGCGGTGCCTGCGGCAGCAGTTGCAATGCCAGCTTGCGTAGTGGCGGTGCCTGCGGCAGCAGTTGCAATGCCAGCTTGCGTAGTGGCGGTTGTGGCGGCGGCTGATGCTATGCCCTGCTTTGTCGTCAGATCGGCTTCGAGATCATTAACCTCATCAACAAATCGGGGCAAATCCTCCCCAAAGAAGGTATCAGCCTCATCTTTAAAGGTGGGTGATGTGCGGTCAAGCGCGGTTAGTTGGGTTAATGGCATTATGTAAGTCCTTTTATTTCCAGATTGCAGAGGCTTTTTGTGCCGTAAGAAACGACCATGCCAAATGTTTCAAAAAAACCGTAGTTGATGAATGGCTGGTAGCCGAGTTCATCTACACCGATGTAGACGCAAGGGATGGCGCGCAATTGAGACAGGCGGCGGTAGAGCCGGTTAAAGTCTGCCGAATCAATGACCACGTCAAAGCTTGAGCGCCTGTTGTAGGTGCGCTCCACAACATCGGTGGCGCCGTACTCATTGGTTTCTTTGATGCTGTAGTCGTCTATGGTGGCTTTGGCCCCGTCGAGGGTTTTACCAAATTCAATGACTCTACCGACACTGAGAACACCGCAAGACACATCGCCAGCGGTGGCAGTGATGGAAACGGTTAGCTCACCATTGGGGTATTGCGGAGGCAGGTCAGTCAACACAAAATCACCGAGCTGCTCGTACTCTTCAAAAAACCAGTCATAGACACTACCAATAATCGTGCCGTCAAGGCTGACTGTTTTTGAATAGACTGTTGTACCGCCCGATGCATCCTTATAAGTGACTTGCGCTTGGCGACCAACACATTCGAGCATCGCCAGGCCGCCTATCGTGCCAGGCTCCAGCACGACGGTGAGCGGGCTAGCGTCTTCTGTGCTGGTACCAATTGCCCGGTCAAACATGGCCCAGGCATTGGTGGGGCCAATATCTTGCCAGTGCGTGAGGTCAAGCTCGGGCGAGACAATGCCGGTGATATTGGCGATGCATATATATTTTCGGTGCTGTGCCACCACAATCACTTCATTGCCAATGACGTAGGCATGCCCACTCACCCATGCGGTTTCGCCTGTGTCGGGCTCTGCCACGGTCGTACTGGTGAGCATGGCAGTCGTGATCGTGACGGGCTTGATTAGCTTCATTAATCCGTCGCTCATGCTGGCACCTCACGTGTTGCCATTGCGTCACCTTCTGGCGCGAGCATTCTGCGCATGACGTACTCAATTTTTGAGTTAGAGATTGCCGTCGCCCTTGCTTCTGCCCGCAAGCCCTTGACCTCTTCTGTCAGGCTTTCTACCAACTCCTCGAGTAACTGCGTGCGCAGGCTGCCTTCAAAGGTGGCGTCGTGGTTGTAGGCTTTTGGCGTGATTTTTTCGCCTTCGTGAATGAGGGCCAGCATGTCTTGCGGTACATAGTTGGTACCAACATCAAAGGATGGCAATTGCGATACTGTTGGCAAATCACTTGGCGCAAAGATGCCCAGTTCTCTGGCAATATTGGCGAAAGCTCCCGCACCATAGTATTTATCATTCAGGTTCAAATAATATTGGTTACCCATATTGCCCGGGTTGTAACCTGCCTCTTTGGCATAGTTATCATCAATGTATTTTTGAACCTGCGACACCCGCGCATTATTCAATGCAATTGCGCTGGCTCGTTTGGCCTGCAAATCACCCTCACCTGGCAGGCCACCATATATCTGATCTGGCGTCATTCCTGTGGTGGTAGATTTTGATGCACTGGCGGGCTTGTTCGCCAAATACTGACCATACACAGCCCCGGCAACACCAGCCAGGCCACCTTGCAGATCAGTGTTTAACTGCGCGATGGCATCGGACACTGACATAACGCTTTTATCCACTCCCAGCAAAACATCAACCTGTTTTTTGAGCATGGACAGATGGCTTTTTGCAATCGACTCCTGTGTCTCTGCCGTATCTGCCGCACCATCCAGAATGGCAATGACCTTGGCAACGCCAACAACATACTCATCTGACGACGATGCGCTGGCTTTAAGCAGCTCGACATATTGCTTAAGCTGGTCAACTGCTGCCACATCACCAGAGCGTGCCGAGGCGATGATGTTAGGCATATTGTTTTGCGCTACCGCAAATTTTTGTGCGCGGGTTAAAGCAGAGTCAGAACCGAAGCGCAGCGATTCTTGCAATGCCCGGGCGGCCTGGGCAAAGTTACCCATCTTATCAATTACTTGCTGCACAGCTGCTGATTCAGCGTTATAGGCGTCTTGCAGGGCGGCACGGTCTGCACTGATTTTTTGGTCGTATGCTGCCTTTGCCTCATCTGCCTGCTTTTGCATGGCCTGAGCAAGCTCCTGCGCGGCTTGCTGCTGTTTCTGTGCTTCCGCCTCTGCTGCGGCCTTTGCTTTTGCTGCGGCTTCTCTTGCTGCCTCTGCTGCCCAGATTTTTTGAGTAACCCCTTGCTCGTATGCATCCATGCCCTTGAGCGCGTCTGCGCGCTCAGCCGCAAGTGCGCCTTCTTCATTGCCCAGGGCGCGCATCAGTTCAATATCAAGGGTGCGATGTCTCGCGGCGACTTCTGCTGCTGCATTTTCTTGTTGAAGCTGGTAGACACGTTCTGCGAGCGGCCTGAGGCCTTCCTCTGTGGCTGCCATTTCGAGTTTATGTTGAAGTGCGGCTGCTTCTGCTGTCTTGCCTTCAAGTTGCAGAATCTGCACCATCATTTCTGACTGGCGGGTTGCGAGCTCACGCGCCGCTTTTTCTCGCAAGGCTGCATCGAGCTTTTCATTCAGGGCCCGGGTCTCTTCGTCCATCAGCATCAGCTCAGTCTGGCGCTTGAGGTTCAATGCCTGCTGGCTGAGTCCTTGAGCTTCCATGATCTGCAGCATGATGGCTGAGCGATCTGCGGTTTTGTCATCCACTGGCTTCTTGATGTCTTGCAGGCTGGCGAAAGCCCCCGTCAATTGCATCAGGGCGACATAGGTTTTGTCACCGGCTTCTGTGCCAAGGTCTTTAGCAGCCTCAATCCATTTGCGCAATTGAGCCAGAGAATCAGGCAGCACATAGCCAACGGATTTAAATTGGTCTGTCAGGTTGTTGGTAACAATTGCTGCTTTTTCTGCGGCAGAATAATATTTTTCGTAGTATGCCGCCGATACTGATTCGAGATTTTGCAGGCTCCCATACAACTTGACCAGGTTTTCGGCAGCACTGATACCAGACACATCAAGCTTATAGGTTGTCTCACCGAGCAACCTCATTGTGTCATTGACGTTACCAATATCTGTTACCAGTCGCGCTACGGTTTCAGAACTTGATTCGCCTTCTTTGGCTAGTTTTTCGAGACCAGGCGCAAGGCTTAGCAACTCTTTACTGATGTCATTACCGACATTCTTAAATAACTCAGCAATATTTTTCTGTATCTCTTCTGTCGTTGTGCCAAGCGCAATACTAAAGTTTTGTGTTCTGTTTTCCAGATATGACGCATCTAGTCCAAGCGCTTTTGCATAGTCGGCGGCGGCCTTTTTCATTGCATCATATTGAACAGTGATTGCCTTCAATAATGTCTGATCAGACTGTTGACTCGCGCTATCTGTATAACTACGCCCATCCACAACCGTGGAAGAATTGGCGAGGTTATATTTCCAGGTACCTGCTGTGTCGCTATGGAACCAGCCACCATCTTTTGTCCAGGACACATCGCGGGTGATGTTTTGGGTACCCAACTGGCCGGACAGGCCGACACCTGTCAACTGGCGATCTTTACCTTGACCAAGAACGGCGACCGCAGCCGCAGCCATTGCTGCCCAGCCCCAGCCTGGGATGGCAGCCAACGTACTACCGATAGAGCCTAAGCCAGAGCCCACAGCACCACCCGCTGCCGCACCAGCAGACAGATTGCCAGCAGTGGCAGCAGATGCGTACATGGCAGCCAGGCCAGTGTCAACACCAGCAGTGGCAGCCAGGCCGCCACCAAAGGCCGCAATAGCACTTGAGCCAAACATAGTACCAGCAGCAGATATTGCATTTGCACCAGCGCCAATGAGAGACGACAGACTTAGGCCGCTGCTTGCCGCTCCTGCTGCCCCTGCTGCGGAAGCTGCACCACTTACCAACGATCCTGTGATGGATGTACCAATATTGATAATCCATTTTTTAAATGTCAGTTGATACAGTAAATCCAGCAAGCCAGATTTAAGCGTGTCTGTCACGCGGTCAAATGCACTTTTACCATTTCTCGCGATATCGACAAAAGTGTCGTGGGCGGTATCATCAAGAGATTTCAGCATATTTTTTTGCTGTTCTAGCGAAGGTTTTATGCTTTGGTTTCCATACCAAATGTCGTAATCCTTCTGTAATTTCTTCTGGGCCTCTGTACCTTCGCCAGCCATCGCTATTCGCCTACTCCATACTTCCGCATCAATGGCTAAAATTGCCGCAGCACGCTCCTTTTCATCATAGATATTTTCTGCAATGAAACGCTTGTTATCAGTGGCAAGCTGCTCTGCGTAACCAAGGGCTTTGCCCTGGGCTGTTCTTTCCTGATCAATCTTTACCCTTAGATCACTTTCTTCTTTCATCCGCTTGAGCATTTCATCAGTGACAGGAATACCGGCCTTCCTTCGCTTATTCACCTCATCTTCAAGCTCAGCTTCGGCCTTCAAGGCGATGAGAGCAATCTCTTTTTCATCATTGAGTTTGCCATACATGGCATACTCATTCGCCAGGGCGTCTTTGGACGCGTTGCGGGCCTTGGTACTCTGGATAATCCACTCAAGTGTGGCTTTTTCTGCATTTCGGGTTTTGAGCATTACCTCTGTTGATTCTTGCTCTTTAATGGCTGCTCTGACCGCGGCTTCATGTGCGGCAGTCAGCACCAGTTTCCCTGACGCTAGCTGCTGATCAAGTTTGATCAGTTCCTTTTGACTTTCAGAAGCGTTTTCACCTATCAAAAGTTCAAGTCGGTTTTCTTCTGTTTTGGCCTTGATGGCAGAAATTAGTGTGTTATAGGCCTCTTGCTCCTTTTGATTGGCAGCAGTATTACCTTGTGACGCTGCCTTAACTTCATCCTTGCTCTTCTTAATTGAATCAGAAACGTCGGCCGCTTTTTTTGATGCCTTGTCATTTGCCATTTCCCATGCCATGGTTGCGACGATATCGTCATCGATGGCGGATATAGCCTGCTTATGTGCGGCAGTGATTCCTGCAGTTTGCTCTGCAAAAGTCTTTTGCGAGGCAGCAGCAGCTCTTAGTCCATCTGCATAGTCGGCAACCTGGCTTGCAACTGCGGTTGCGCCAACTGTCTTTAAGCCAGTTGCCACGGTGGTGAGGTAACCAGCAAATAGCACCTTCATGGTATTGATGGTTTTTTCCCATGCAAACTTGATGGCTTCCCATGCTATTTCAGCACCATATCTCAAGTCTTCCCACCCCTTCAACATCAGGGCAATGAATGTTAGCCCAGCCAATCTTGCCTCAAGAAACTGCTCTCTCAGAACAGTGCCAATTTGCCAGCCTGCAAAAGCTGCGAACAATACGCCGCCCAGGACAGCCATTTTTGTCAGAGAACCAGCTGCTATCTCAGCAGCAACTGATGTGCCAAATAGAGCGGTGTTGAGACCAACTGTGGAAGCCTGACCAGCTACCATGCCGACAACAAATCTACCCATCACACCGTACAGAGCAGTAAAAGCTGCAGTTGTTGCGCCTATCACTGCCGGGGCAGCTACGAAAATGGCGATGTATGCAGCCATGATGAGCGTCGCTGGCTTGACGACTGCCATCAAGGCTTCGATTGCAATTCTTGCTGATTCAGCCCATTCGCGAATCTTTCCTTCTTTCGCTAACTGACGAACATATTCAGTCAGTGTTTTGGCAATACCACCACCTTTGAGCATGGCGCCAAAAAATTCATTCAATGTCGGCAGAATTTCATCAGCGATGATGGAATAGATACCTTTCCACTTACCGCCCATCTGCACCATTATTTTTTCGAACTTATCAGCTTCTGCCGCCTGCGCACTGGTAGTTTTTCCGACGAGCTCATTGTGCTCGGCAAGGTCTTTTAGCATTGGAAGAATGCTCGCCACACCTTTACCCATTAACTCCAGTTCGACTGTCGTTTTACCCGCACCATCTTTAAAGTTATCCAGGTGCTTTGCCATCACCAGCAGCATTTTTGCTGGGTCATCCATGTTGGCAGCTATCTCTTGCCCAGAAATACCCAGGCTTTTGAATGCCTGCGCGGCAGCGCTAGCCGGGTCTTTTGACGCGACCATGGATTTGGATAATTTATTGATGACAGCTGCCACGTTTTCCATGGAAGTGTCTGACAGTTTTGCCACACTTTTTAATGCAGACAACGATTCAACAGTTGAACCGGTTTGTTCTGACAGCTGTTGCAGACCGGCCTTTGCCTCAATCGCACCGCGAATCAAACCAATGAACGCATTGACAGACATACCAGCAGCAAGACCTGTGATAGCAGCCTTTGCCATATTGACGGCGGATTCAATGGAAGCCATGGCACCCCCTACAGTGCGCTTGGCGTCTTCCATATCCTTTTGCAGCCTGGCCATGTTTGCCATCAACTGTATTTCAAGGGTTCCGACGTTCATGTTTTATCCAATAAAAAACCCGCCGAAGCGGGTTTGTTGCATCACATTTTTGCAAGACTGCGTATTGCTTCTTTTGATCTGAGCGCCGCCAGATAGTTGTCGATGTTATTTTCTTCTGGTTGCCATGGGGCCTTGCAATTTATCGCCTTTGCACGGTGAGACTCGTTAATGTAATCAATAGATAGCCTGCGCAATGTCAGACATTCCCACGGCGACAGATCAAAACCCATCAGCGATTGATAGCATTGCAGTTCTGAATAGGAAATAGCACCCTCACCTACACTGGGCCCAACTGAAAAAAGGTACTCAATCAGATATTCACCGCCGACTAACTCCGGCATCGGTGGATTCAGCTCAGGATTTTTTGTCGCATCGCGCAAACTTTGCAGGCGCGACACCAGAGGAATTTTTGATTTATCGTCTGGCGCGCGATCAGGCACAGCGCTTAACCATGCGCTATGCCTGATATAGAGACTTAAGTCGTCGGCGATGCCTTGGTAAAATTTGCTGTATCAGCCAGCCATTTATCAATTTGCGCCGGCACAAAGCACAATTCAAGATCGGTATAAATGGCAATATGCAAATCACGACCTGTCAAACCATCATATTCGACGTTTTCGAGCTCTTTGGTACAGGCAGCCAGGAATTGCGCAGTTTCTTTAGCCTGGTCTTCCGCTGTCATATCAGACTTGCCTTTTTTCTTGAGCCTGTCCATAGCGCGGTTTTGCGCTTGTGCTTTGGCAGCAGCATAGACTTTAGTACCAGGGCCAAACAAATGCGCACGCATGGGGCGATTCAGATCTGGCTGACCGTCTACATTGTCTGCATACATGAGTTCTTCATTACCGTCACGCAGATGCAAGATACCTGTGGATTGCAGGGCATATTTTTTGATACTTGACATAATTTTCTCTTTCGCGTTGATGTTAAATGCCCGTGCCCGCCCGATGCTCCCCGCGAAAGGAAGACATCAGGCAGGTCGGTACGAGGATGGACTTGCGCCCGAAAGTAGGGGACTCCTCAAAATTGAGGAGTCCTGTTTGATTAAGAAGCAGCGACGACGACCGGGGCTTTGCAGATACCGATCATGGCGGTGCGAGTCATGAATTCGCCTTCTTTGGAACCGGACAATTCCCAACCAGCTACCAACACATCGAGGTAATGCACTTCGCCATCTGGGTAGGTGATTTTCATGCTGTAGTGATTTGGTGAAGCTTCTGCAGCCTTGAGAATGACCTGACCAGCATCTGCCGGTACATCTGCACAGACCAGGTCACCTTCGCCATAGTCTGGGGAGCCTTTGGATTTTTCTACAGCACCAGCAATAGGGTTGAATTTATTGATCGGGCGCTTGGAGCCATAAGGCAGGAAAGCAGATACCTTGCCGATGGTGGTGTAGGTGATGTTGGTGGAGCCATAGCCAGAAGCATCGTATGACGCTGGCAGGCTGGCAGAGATGGCGTAGATGGTATCGGTAAAACTTGCTGCAGCGGTATGTGCGGGCATGGTGTTTCCTTTCGATTGGGTGGTACAAATGAAAAAGCCACCCAAAAGGTGGCGGTGGAGGTAACTGGTACTGCTTGTTCTATTCGCTAAAGGTGACGAAGAAGTCTTGTGTTTGCATGAAGATGCCTAACTCGTCATCCCTGAAGTCTGGGCCATCTGGTTCGCGCAGGATGCTATCTACTGTGACACCTGCGATGCTGCCCCTGGTACGTGGTACGGCTGCGCGCACCAGGCGCATGATTTGTTTTTGCTCTGGGTAGCTGCTGGCCATGACGGTAATTTGCACCCGGGCGCGGCAGGTTTTGCTTTGTTCTGATATTTCGCCGTACCACCATCCTGAAATATGGTTGATGGCAATAGCTGGCAGTTCGGTACCCTCTGGCACCAGACCTGCCATGATCTTGCTGGCGGCCACGACCGCTGTCAGCGGCGCATTGTTTGCCAGCAGGTAGCGGATGACCTTTACGTCAGACATCAGGCGGCCTTGTTTTTACGCTTTTCTGCTTTGGGTGGCTCTACCTGCTCTGGCTTGTAGTGCTCGACCACAATGCCAGCGGCTTGCAGCTCTGCGGTGATGGCTTGCAGGCCTACTGTGAGGCCGGGGTAGGTCTCACCTTCTACTGTGGCCATGTAGGCTTGCTCAAGCTCTGACAGCTCGCCTGTGTAGTAGCCGCGCTCTTGCGGGTCGAAGCCGCAGAGGATGATCTTTGCGGCACCCATGCGCACGGCAATGCGAATGGCGGCCAGACCGTTGTTGCGGATTTCTACCTGGTGGGCGGGGCCGATATCTACACGCTCGTACATGAGGCCTGCGTAGAGGGCATCTGTATCGGGGTCATCAATGCCGCAGACCTTGATGCCTGCGAAATCTGGCGCTTGCGCCAGGAAGGTGGGGCCAGGGTCGAGAGCAAGGAACAGGTCAGCCCAGGGGGCCAGAGCAACCGTGTGATTAAGGGCGATGCAGCGATGCTGGCGCATGGCGTCTGCCACGGCTTGGCTCATGCTGGGGCCTGCGGCAAGGATGGCAACAGTTTGCCCTGACCATGCCTGGTCAAGATTGAAAGGTGTAGTCATGATGGTCCTGTTAGTCTTTTTCGACAGTAAATTCTGTGTCTGAGGCGTTGATGCCTTGCTTGGTGAGGCGCTTTTTGATTGCTTCACCGACTGCCTGAATTGCTGCACCAGCTTGCGTATCCAGCGCGGGGCGCATGTAGGGTTTTGCCCTTGCACCAGGGTGTAGGACAGATTCTGCAAAAACATTGCCAAACAATAGCGATGCGGCCTTTTTTGGCTTAATGCCATGGGCAGCGGTGCCAAATTCAACAAAACGCCAGTAAAAGGCTTTTTTACTGCCTGCCTTGACGGTGGCAGTAACAACGCCGCGCTTGCTGCGGGTGCTGATGCGCAGGCTGGCGCGCAGGTCGCCATGTTCTACGGGTACATTTTCTTTTGCGGCATCCAAAATAACCTTGGCCCCGGCGCGCAGGGATGAGCGCATGATGTTGGCTTCTATCTTGGCGGGCAGCTGATCAAGGAACTTTTGCAGTTCATCGCCGCCTTTGATGTTGGTAAAAGCTGCCATTAGCTTGAGTACCTTTCTACCAAAAATTCGATGCCGTCTTTTTTGCCTATCTCTGCCGGGTCGGTCACGATCTGGTAGGTCACAGGGTTTGGCCTGTCGATGATGATGCGCATAGTGGCATTGATATCAGTGCGGTACCGCATGCGGATGCGGGTACGGCTGACATTGACCTGCAATTTATCGCCCCTGGTCGTTTCACTGGACTTGGACGGCAAAATATCTTGCACGTTGCAATAGAACACGCCCAGCAGTGCCCAGTTTGGCACTTCGCTGCCATAGTCGGCATCGTTGCCTGACTGTTTGTATTCAACCCGGCAGCGGCGATCAAGGGAACCGATGTTCATAGACGACCATGCACCTTTTCTGGGTCCAGCAGGCAATCGATGAAGCTTGCTGGCAACTGATCAAACGTAAGCCCCGCAACGAACTGCTGGCGCACTTCCCACATGGTGCCTATGCGTACCAGCATCCAGTGTTTAATGCACGCTGGCACCGCGCTTGCATCACCATAACCACCGACGAAGCGCACCTTGACGGCATTGATCTGCTGGCGCGTTGTAGGCCAGGCGCAGCCATAGGCGGGCATGATGCGGGCAGGTATGCTGGCTGCGTCAACAATGTACTTTTCTTCTGCCAGTGTCTGCGTATTACCATCGCCATCGATGTAGGTGATGGCAGACACAGTTTGCAAGGGTGGCAGGCGGATATCCGGGTCTGTAAAGCGTGGGTTGCAGTAGCGCGGGAAGCTGTCGTAATAGCTGTCCAGCGTCTGGGTGACCAGGTAGCGGCGCAACTCTTGCTCTGCATGCTGGCGAGCTGCTGTGATCAACATCCTGACCAATGGGTCTGCCGTGCTGTTGGTGCTGGGGGCTTCTGCGCCCAGATCCGCATCGGCAATATTGTCTGTATAGGTGGTGGCAGTATTGTTGCTGAGAGTAGTCAGCAACAGATAGGTGCTGCCACCAGCAATAGTGCGATAGACCTTGCGGGCGGTAACCATGGAACCACCAACAGGAATGGCCGTTAGCGTTACCTGGCCATTGACTGTTTTGTCTACCACATTGGCAGCTGCCGATATGGTGCCCGCCTGCGTTTCACCATCCGCAGTCACGAAGGTGACGCGGTAACGGTGCACACCGTTGTTGACATTGCCTGGTGCAACTGGAGATGCCATGGCGGGTGTCAGTGCACCGGCTGCTGGCTCTTTGTTAGAGTCGTCGAGGCGCAAATGCGCCATGACTTCAGCAACAGAAACTGGCTCAGTGGCTGGGCCTTGGTAGACGACGATGGTCATTTTTTCTTAGGCGTGGCTTTTGGGGTGGTGATGATGGCTTTGTTTTCAAGCAAATCTGCCTGGCGGTCTTCTGCCGGTTCAAACCAACTGGGGTCGGCATTGGCCATGAGGTATTCAGACAGGTCGGCTTCTGAGCCTGCTGTGAAATTCTCAGCAAAGCGACCGTCTTGACTTCCTTTGAAGTCTTGTAAAATTTTGCAGCGCATGGTTTCTCCTGATTCAGGTGAGGGATAAATGCTGTTTGGCGATGGGGGCGGAGTGATCGTAGTTTTTTTCGATCTGCTCTGCCGTGGGCAGTGTTTCTTTAGGAGTGAAATTAAGCTTCAACTCTCCATCTTCCTGTACGTTAAAGCCCACGTTCAACGTGTCATACCCATACAGCCTGGCGGCCTGCGGGTAGTTTGCATCCATCAGCGTAGTGTTATTGGGCATATTGAGCTTGATGCCGTAGGCGTGGGCTGTGCCCAACCAGAATTCAACACATGCCCTGCCCTTTTCTGCGTCGTGCACATTGGGGTAGGTGAAGTCCATGCCAAACAGGCTGATCTTTGTTGCGCCCACATGGATGGCATAGGCCACGGCATAGGCGGCTGTGCTGTTGAAGTAGTCGTGACCCAGATTGTTAAGCACTTCCTCCAGAGGGAAGGCTTGCAGGCTGGGGTAACCTTCATGTACACGGCTGGTCATGACTGGCGTTTTTGTGGTTTTTAACCACTTGACCATGGCAGCTATATTGGAATCTGGAGCTGCTGCTGCGCGTATCTCTTGTATGCGGACATCATCCATGTGGAACACCAAATCACAAGCGAAGACATCACCCAGGGCATTGATTGCCCAGGTTTCGTCGCAGAAGTTGGAGCGTCCGCCCAAACGTTTGGTTAATTCAAGGTACTGGTCGAGGGATGGCCCCAGGCCGAGTATTGCTATATGACGCTCTTGCACTTGTTCAGACATTATTTCCTCACTCGAAATAGGTTGGGTGCCGAGTTGCACGGCGGCGCATGGAGTGAGCACGCGCCCTATTGGCGAGCCAGCGATTAAGGATTGGCAGTTGGGCTGATCGCTGGCGAATGCAGCAGAGCTTCTGCGCAGACGTAGCCCACGGATGTGGCACCAGTGTGGTTGAGGTTGACGGAGACGTAGCGCTTGTTGCCCTTGTAGCCGATGCGCTTGGTCACTTCTTTGGTTGTGCCGGCAGTGCGTGGCGTTGCTGCCAGCAATGCTGCCAGGGTTTCGGTACCGAGCAGGTCAGCATCAGCGACACTGGTCAGCGTACCGGTAACGTTGCCTTCTTTAACGATGACGGCGACATTGGTACCGGTTGTGGTGATGGAACCGTAGGTGATCAGGAATTCGACACCGCCGTAGCCCTGACGGTCAATCACGCTGCCGGTGATAGCGCCTGTTGTACCCAGTTGAGTGGGGATAATCGCGACTTTTGCACGCGAATTGTTGTGCAGATCATTCATTTTTTGCCTTTCAGAATGGATTTTTGGCATGAAAAAGGCCAGATTGACTGGCCTTTTTGTGCATTGATTTGCGTGAAATTGCTTAGGAAGTCGCGAATTTCATCAGTTTGAGCGCTTCAAAATTCGTGATTCCGGCACCGAAACGCTTACGGAAGTTGAATTTTGTAGTGCCTTTGGCGGTGATATTGTCGCGGATCAGCGTGGTACCGGAGCGATTTACGATGGTATAGGCGCGCTTGAAGTCACCGAAAGCCAGCGAGAACGAACCGGCAGCAATGTCTGCCAGGTTATCGTCCACTTCGACAGTATGACCAAGGATGCGACCACCGAAGGCGCCAGCGGTGTCTGGCTGCCACAGGTAGTAGTTACCTGAGCCATCTTTCATCTGACGGATGATGCCCAGTGTGGCGTCGTTTGTCAGCCATGCGGCATTAGGGCGGTACTGCGCCTTCAATGCGTGTTGAAGGCTAATGATTTTGTCACCTGGCGCGACGGAGGCAAACGCAGCAGACTTGCCGGAGGTGATGTAGCCAACTTTGCCCCATGCATAAGCAGAGTTTGCAACATTGTCGTAGGCCGTGATGCCGCGAGATTTACCGACACCGTCACCAGTGATGAATTCAGCACCGGAACCTTCCGCAAAGCCAATGGCTGCTTCCATTGCCAGATCAGATTCCAGGTCAATGAATGCATCTTCCAGCGTTTCGTTGTACACCCATGGCTCAACTTCTGCAGGGAAAACATCGATCAGCATTTTTGCGTAGGTTGGTTCAGTCGTTTCGCCGCCTGTGCCACCATCATCTACACGGCGCATGGACATACCGGATTTTTTCACCATTTTTTGATACTGCTTGGTGCCGATGGTGACGACGTTTGCCAGACGATACATGGAGCATGTAATCTGCGCGACACGGTCAATGGTTTTATCCATTTCTGGCAATACAAGGTAACCACCGTCTGGGTCGCTGCCGCTGTTCATTGCTTTTTGCTGCAGATCGTTCAAACCGCTGTCATGCCCCTTGCGAATGAACTGGGCAAAGGCTTTGCGGTGGGCTATCTGGTCTTCAGTTGGGCCTTTGCCATCATCGCCAACTGTTGGACGACCGGCTTTTTTCTCAATCTCGACCAGAGACTTGCGAATCTCTGCCATGTCGTCGTTGATTTTACCCAGCTTGGCGTCGAATTCTGCGGGTGCATGACCTTTTTCTTCGACTGCCTTGATGCGGGCATCGTTGGTTTTTTTGAATTCTTCCCAGGCCTCACCCTGCTTTTGAATGAGTTCTGCGACTTCGTTTGCGGTTGGCATAATTTTTCCTTCATAAAAAAACCGCCCAGAAGGCGGTTTTGTGTGATTTGATGAACCGCTCAGGCGGCGAATAGATCGTTTCTACGCTTAAGCGCGTTGACGATTTGCTGCATGTCGCTTGCATCAGAATCACTCTGACTAAAGCTTTTTATCCGCCCTATAAAAGCGACGGCTTCCGCACGTGACATACCTGACTCTCTCAGGTAATGCTCAGCGTCGCGGATTGATTCAATTTTTTCTATGCTCTTGACGCCTTGCACGCGGGCGGCGTCGTTGGCGGGAAAGGTGACCAGGGAGACTTCCCATAAGTCCACGGCTTTTAAGGTGCGAATGCCAGTCACGCGGTCGTATGAATCTTCACGGCTGACGAAGCCTATGGACAGCCCGCTGATGGCCTTCATTTTGAGCAATTCGTAAGCTTCGGCCCCACGTACAGTTTTCAGGGCAAGCTGGCCCGCGACTTTGAGGCCGATATTGTCTTCCGACATGGAGGTGTAAACTCCTATAGGCTCAGCACTGCGGTGCTGCCACAACAATGAGGGCATCTTCCCAGATGCTTTGCCAGCGGCTAGTGTCGCTGAGAATGCACCTTGTGCTACTACTTCATCATAACTATCGACCACACCGAAGACAGAGCCGTAGCCTTCAAATGTACCGTCTTCTTTGAGGTCTTTCAGCTCAAAGCCAAAGTCACGCTTTTCTAATGTCATGTGGTTGCTCCTTGAGCGTCAGGCACTGTGCCAACGATGTTGGCAGGGATTCGTAATTTATCGCTTTCCGGATCATCATCCGGGTTGAGGTCAAGCTTGCCGCGGCCTTCGTTCGGGGTCATGAGACCGCCGTTGACGAGGCCGAGCAGGTAATCTTTTGTGTCTTTCAGACTGCCGCGCATCATGCCTTCTTCAACGAAGTTGGAGTAGTAACCGGCTTTGCGGTCTTTGTCAGTCAGGAGGTTGGCGTCGATGGATTGTTCAAATCTTGTGTACCAGGGTGCCAGTGTGTGCACAACGTGGGCCAGGAACATTTGTTCTGCACTGGCGAAGGTGGCGGCCTTGTCGCTGTAACCCACCATGATGGGCAGGACGCGGGCAAAGCGGCATATTTCTTCGATCTGGAATTTACGGGTTTCGAGCGACTGGGCATCAACACCTGACATTTGGGTGTTGATCCATTTGGCACTACGGTCGAGTATCAGTGGCTTGCCTGTGTTTTCTACGCCTGCGTTATTTTCGTGAACCCACTTTTCTAACGATGCATGCTGAGTTTCATTCAAACTACCTTCGACAGAGTACATGCCAGATGGACGAACACCATTGCTGTGAAGCCTGCCAACAGATTCTTCTGTAGCCATTGCCAAACCGATTGCTTCACGCGCCAGAGTGACTGGGCTGAGGGCTTGCCAGCCGTTCCAGCTTGGGCCGCGCAGGTGCCAAATCTGGTCTTGCTTGAAGGTTTGGAAATCACCGTTTTTGCCCCGAACCTCGTAGGTGAGTGACCAGTCTTCGGCACGTTTGACGGTGACCTGGCCTGGCTCAAACGGAATCAGCTCTAAAATGTTGCCGCTACCACTGCGGTTGATGAAGGAAAATGCTTGCCCACAAAGCACTACATGCCAGGCAAGCATCTCACGATATTCAAAGCTGGTTTGCCAGCCGTTTGGCCTGTTGGCGAGTACGTCATACAGTGGATGGTCAACTGCAGGAACTCGCTTCTTACCATCTTTACTGACCTGCATCAGTTTGAGTGGCACTTGCGCTACGCCTTCGCCGATGACACGGCAGCAGGAAAAGACAGCCGACACCTTGATTGCGTTTTCTACGGTGACGGATTTGCCAGCAAAGCTGAGCATACCCCTGACCATGTCACGAAACACATCCCAGGTGGACAGCGACTTTTTCCGCTGTGGCCACAGGTGCTTGAATATCGACACTAATTTTTCTCCCAAAAACTTTTCTCTTGCACTGCGTTTGTCAGCAAGCCGACTGCCATTACTGCCGCCACAGCGCCATCCACCCGGCCTGTTGCGCGTTCTTTGGCGATCTTGCGGTTGCCTGCTGGGTCGCTGACAACGACTGCATTTGCCATGCACCAGGTCATGACGGGGTTGTTGTTGTGCCTGATTTCACTTTCGAGCAATTTGCGTTCGAATTCGTCTACTGCTGGGGCCATGTCTTTGAAGCCTTGGCCGAAGGGTTCTAGCGGGGCTATGCTTAGCCCTTCGTTCTCAATCAGATTTTTGAAATCTTCAATGCGCCATCGGTCATAGCTGATTTTGCGTATCTCAAATAGCCCACATAGTTCGCTGAGCTTGTGGGCCACGTGCAGTTTGTTGATTGCTCTACCGGGTACCGCTTCCAAGTGACCTGCATCTCGCCATGCGAGGTAAGGCACGCGGTCTTTGGCGGCCTTGTCACTAAGCCCATCTCCTGGCAGCCAGAAAAACGGGATTAGCCTTGTGAACTGGTCGTCTTCCGTGGGATCCAGTGTTAAAACCAGGGCTGTAAGGTCAGTTGTGCTGGATAAATCTAGCCCTGCTGTGCCTGCCCTGCCATAAAATTGGCTGATTGGCAGGCTATCTGGGTCTGCACAATCAAACCAGACCTCTGGCGGTAACCATGGTGACTCTGCTGCGGTCCATTGGCAGAAGTTTAGACGCCTGACTACAGACTCTTTCGAGGGCATTCCGCGTGCTTCTGTCACCTGTTCGCGCAGGTATTTGAGGCCTGGGATACCGTACTTCAGACTGGGATTGACTTTGTCCCAGCATTTTTCATCTTTAAACGGGTCATCACCTATATCGAGTGCGCAGATGTAGGCGAAGTAGGCATCGTCTTGCAATTGCCCGGCGCTGACCTTGGCGCCGTATTCGTGATTCTCCCAGCAGACTGTTTGCTTGTTGGTGCCGCTGTTGGTGATCATGACGATCATCGCTTGCTGGCGGAACTTGGTACCGGCTCGCATCATGTCGATGACGTGACCGTTACGATGTTCGTGTACTTCGTCAATCAGGGCGATGTGTGGGCGCGGGCCTGACTGACCTTCGTCTGCCGCTATCGGGCGGAAGAAGGATGCTGTTTTCTGGTAGGCTAAATTCCATTCCTTGCCTGGGCTGCCAGCTTTTTCAAGCCGGTTACGCAGCGCTGGCGACTGATCCACCATGGCGATGGCATCGCGAAACAGGATTTGCGCCTGGTCTTTTTTTGTGGCGGCGGCATAGATTTCTGCCCGGGCTTCACCATCAGAAACAAGCCCGTAGAGACCTATGCCAGCGGCAAGCGGGGACTTTCCCGATCCCTTGGCGGTCTCGATATAGGCGACGCGAAAGCGGCGGAAACCATCGGGGCCAAGCCAGCCGAAGAGGCTACCAACGATGAAGGCTTGCCAAGGTTGCAGCTCGAAGGGCTTGCCCTCGAACTGGCCGCCGTTGAGGCGCAGCACATCTTCAAAAAATCCAATTGCCCTGGCGGCCAGAGCCTTGTCCCACTTGAGGCCACGGGCTGGTCCGTCTTCAAGGTCACGCAGGTGGCGGGCACAGGCATCGCGTACATGGGGACCGGCAACTACTTTTTTTGCTACTACGCTTTTGGCATAGGCGGTGACGCGGTCAGAAGTAGTCCGCCGTTTTGTCGTTTCCGCCACCGAATAAATCTCCCTGCGGCTGTACCGCGATACGTGTACGCGCTGCGGGGGACATGCCGAATTGTTGGAATACTAAATTTGCTTGCTTGAAGCTCATGCTCTGTACGATCAGCCAGGGGCTGAGGCTTTCGCCTTTGATCTGGACTTCCTTGCCGTGCTCGTCAGTCTCAGTCTGACCAGGCTTGACCAGGTCATCACCAGCCTTGGTCACTGACAAACGAAAATTTGCGATTGCCACGCAGCCTTGTGCAACCAGCTCGACGTCAATTTCAGTCAGCAGCTTTGCCCGCGATAGCTTCGGTGCGATTTCGCGCCATACGATTTTGGCGCGCTCCGGCAGCCAGCTTGGCGGATCAAGATCGGCCAGGTAATCCGGGTCAGGCTCTTGCTTATTGGTTTTTCGCTTACCCGCATTACCGCCAACCAGCTTGAGTGCAGATGGTTTTGGCGTTCTACCCTTCATATTTACCCCTATGCAACCTGACCCCTACCCCTATCAATTTCGCGGTTATGCAAAGAAAGGTATCGAAGCGGTCTTTAGTTTCTTTCGCCCAAAGATTTGACCCGCCCTATCATAGTGAGGCATCAATTTTTTGGATGGTGCCAGTGATGGTTTTCATCAATCGGAATGCCGTTAATATCGCATCCACGTAACGTGCCTGACTTTTCAAGTTGTTGCTTTGCCCCATCGTGGCATGGCTTACATAATGACTGAAGATTCTCAGGGTCATAGAACAAGGTTTCATTACCACGATGTGGTCGCTTGTGATCAGCAACTGTTGCTGGCGTTATCCTGTTGAGTTTCGCGCAGTATTCACATTCAGGTTTTTTAGTAAGCTGATGGTACCTCAAGCGATACCATTGCTTTGTGTTATACAAGTGCTTGTATATTCCTTTTGCCATCAGCGCTTGACTCTTGCCTTCCTTGATGCTTCGATCAAATTCCAGCCTAACTGCCTGCGAATTTCCTTCATATCAGGTGGCGGGCGCTTAGCTTGAACTTCCTTCTTAAGCCACTCCCTCACCTGTTCTTTTGTTGGCATTTCATACCCCAAAATAAAAAGCCCCACTTGAATGAACAAGCGGGGCAATCACTACCAAGGAGACTAACGACGGCTGTACTACAGGCAAACACCAACAAAAAAGCCCCGTCTTTCGACAGGGCTTGATTTACTTACAACTGCTTTAGTCGCAACTACACAACTTTAGCTGAATCATATTGAAAGTGTCGGATTGAGTCAAGATGCTTTTAAAAGATTTTTTTGATTCCGCATTGCATCAACCATATCCGATCTGGCTATATCATTATCTTGCATCACCATCATCACATGCTGGTGTACAGCATGAAGTCTTGCATACACAGTATCACGATGACAGCCAAGCTCACGCGCAATGCGATCCACTGTTACATCGCCAGCAAGATAAAACCAATCAACAACCTTGTACATATCCGGTCTCTCTTTGCGCATAGAACTAACAATCTGCTCTATCTCCATTGATTGCTCATCCAAATCATGAAAATCACCATAAGCAGTCCCTCTTACCATCAGCCTGCACCCAGCAGCCGATGACGGATAACCAAGCCCACCATCCCTGCGCACCTTAGACCATCTTGCCCAGTCCTGCATCAACCTATCTATGTACTGAATCATCGCCGCCCCTTTGTCCCGTTCATCTTGTCCCACTCACGCTTTACTACCAATTCCAATTCACCCCTTGCTGCTGCCCCGCGCCTACGTTCAACCAGTGCCAGGTAATCCCGCCTTCGCTGCAGGCCATGCAGTTGCAACACATATCGCGCTTCACACTCCATGCGCCATTGATCAGATTCTTTATCCATTCACCATTCCCGCAGGGTACAGCAGGGTATTTATTTAACCCTGCTGCTCTCTAAGCCTTATCTATCAACGTTTACAGCAGGGTATGCAGGGTTAGCAGGGTTATAGATCGTGTACGTAAAAAAATAATTTGCACGCATTAATACATACAGATAAATATTTATTCGCACACGTGCGCGAAACCCTGCTAACCCTGCATACCCTGCTGAAAGCTATATCTGGCGTGGCTTCCAGAGCAGCAGGGTTTATCCTTGTGCCTGCATACCCTGCGGCTAATTGCCCGCACCATACACATCAGCCTTCTCGCGGAACATCGTGCACTGCTCATGCAAGCTCATCTCTTTCGCACCTTCAGGTCGAGGTATCTCAAAAATCATGTACGACCGCTTAGGCTTATCGCTCAGCGATATCTCCCGCTTAACCTTGGTCTCCCTGCTATCCAGGTATCCTGAAAACTTCGTCTGCGACAACGGCTTCTCACCATTGCGGTCACACCAACGCTTATAGACAATGTACAAATCAGAAGTCAGGCAAGAGCAATACGGCGCATCGAGGATGCCCTCACGCCAATTGAAGTGAAACGCATCCCAGCTAGCACGGCCAAACGAAATCACACGCTCTTTTGCCCGCGTCATTGGTGGCTTGGTATGCTCATTAAAATCGCCAAGCGGATACGACAACAAGAATTCATAAAAAGCCTCAAGCCCGCCGTTATTGATCGACGCCACCACACGGTCATAAAATTCCTTATCCCGCATCAGCCTGGCCTGGATAACCAAGAAACGGCGATCTTCCAATTCAATAGGGATAGGTTGCGGCTCATTCGAGAGAAACACACAATTCATGTGATTATTCTCTTCACGCAATGGCAGGTTTTTTGGGTTCACCTGCATGCGCTTGCCCGTGATCATGTACTTCAGCGTACCGTTATGACTGAACTTGTCATCACGCGACAACACCTCTTCAAACAAAGTGAACAGCTTGCGAGAACGCCAGTCAGTAAAACCAGATTCAAGCTGATGCTGGCCCACCGTCGTACCATACTCACCATAGATAGGCCGCAAGATAGAATCAAACAACAAACTCTTGCCGGTGCCCTGTTTCTCACCAAACACCAGCAAAGCGGTCTGCAACTTTGCGCCTGGCTGCTGAAGTGGCAAAGCCATCCAGCACAACATAAAATGCATAATCTGATCTGCATTATCCTCAGATGAGCAAAGCGACTGAATCAGCTCTATAATCGGGTCCACCAGATCATGGTTTTTCTTTGGCGTCAGTGGCCAGCCAAAAAAGATATTTACATGCGTATCAAGATCAACCGTCTGCGTAGGGTCAAACACCAGATTTTTTTGTTCTACCGTTTTGCGGTCAATCCGTTCCTGCCACTTCGCCGTCAACTCAGGCGTGTAGTTCGCCCGCACCGCACCCAAGGTCATCACCTGTCGGCCTATCATGTCCCACACCGTTTCAGTACCACGCAGCAGGGTCAGGTTATCCAGCATCTCCTGCAAAACACCTCCCCCGCTCCCCCGTCAACGGCAACGCCGCCCACCAGCGTAGGCAAGGCTGACTTCTCAATCAGCTTCTTCTTCGGGTTCTCTATCCACGCCTTCGCCTCTGCCTTGCCCACATAAGCATCAAAGGCAGCACGTTTCAATTTACGCTTTGAAATACCGTCCCAGATTTCCGTGGTGCCATAAATCAAGGCAAAGCGAAAAAGCAACGCCTCCTGGGAAATAACTGCAGTCGTTTCAACCGGCTGCGTTTCCTCATCCAGAAAGGGGTACGGGGAATCAGGCAAGGCAACGTCTGAAGCAGGCGGCACACCAGTATTCGTGATGGACGCTATAAACTGATTAATCTGATCCGTCACAACCTGCAAGCCCTCAGCGCAATGCAGATCATTAAAATCAGTCAGCATGGGCAAAGACTCATCCATCCTTGACTGTCGCCTGGCCGCCGTAAACTTCGGCAACATCACCCACGCATTACCAATCGCAGCAGCAGCCTCAACCGCCTTAGAATAACCCTTGCCGCCCGTCAGATAATCATCATCAGCCACAAACACCACTGGGCACAGCGGATAAAGCTCCCGCAATACTCTCGCACCAGGTAGCAGGCCTGACGTATCAAAACAAACAAAAGCCGGGGCCGCATAATTCAGCGCAGCGCGGATGCTGCCCAGCGTCGCATAACCCTCACCAACATAAATATAATCAACATCATCGTCAGTGCAAACCGGTAAATCACCCAGGCGACACATCGCCCCATGCTTATCCATCCCACCACTGAATTTCTTCGACCCATCCGCATTAATCTGCTGCTTACCAACCATCACCACCGGGTCTAGGTCATAGCGCAACATAGGGATGATGATGCCGCCCTCAGGCAAATACCTGCACGACTCAGCCCGCACCTGCTTGCGCACCAGATAAGGCGACTCACCCTCTTTCGCTGCCATGCGCCACTGTGTGCCCGCACGCTTGGCCGCAGCTGCTGCCGCCTTGATACGGTTTTCCTCCGTCTTCTTGTCACGCGCAGCACGTTCAATGCGCGCAGCTTCAAGCACAGCCGGGTCAACAATCACATCACTGTCAGACAACACAAAACCCTGCGATTTCGCCTCTGCCAGCAACGAGCCAATACCCACCTTGCCGCCCAGCTTAAAAGACTTCCACGAAGCCTTCGCCGCACCAGCGTTATAAGTCGATGCCCCCTGGCTCCAGTTATCCCACATCTCAAATGCAGAATCGCCAAACTCAGCCTTCAGCGCCATACCCATGCGCACCCATGTATCGCGGTCTTCAGGCGAAATAAAGCCCAGCGCCCGCCGCGCCGTATCTAAAGTAATCTGTGTCATTCCACAATGTCCCCAGGACGGGGCGTGCGCACGCCAAAATTCAGCGACGGTATTTGTTTATAATCTTCCGAGCCAGGGCGATAAGGCCGCGCATTTGTTGTTGACCGTATCGACGCATAAGGCCGGTTAAGCTGCACCTCAGCCACCTTCTCAACCGCCACCTGCGTCACTATCGCCGACACCATCTCATGATGTTCAGCCACATAGTTTTTGCCCGCCTGCGTCACCCTGATTGTCTTATCTTCCACCACAATCAAAAAATGGTCACGCAGCACCCCAACACGGTAGCTCAACTGCTTCACACTAACATCACGAAACTGGCTGAACTGCGCAACGCCACCCAATTCAACCAAACGCGCCAACATAGCGAAGGCATCAGAATCAGTTTTCAGCCGCTTCATATCAAGCAACCTTCAGAGCAGGGCTGCGACGCTTGCCAATCACCATCATCAGCGACAACAACTCCTCACCCTTCTTATGCATATCAGCCAGGATTGCCTGCAGCCGCTCAAACTCAGCATCATCAATCACACCATCATTCTTGATGTCAGCCTGGTACTCGCTGAACAAAGCACCCACATCTGCATACAACTCATTGAATTTCGCATGGATAGACTCCTGTGCGATCGACGCAGCATCAGGCATCTTCACAAATACCCCGCCAGTAGCATCAGCCACCACATCTGCAAAGTGAGTCGTTTTTGAAAGAGACTGCAACAACATCGTATCTTCCACCGACAGCTTTTGCCCCTTCACCTCATACACACGGTTATGCAAAGAAGCCTTAGACATACCTAGGAAAGCAGCTACCACATCCCAGGTACCATCCACTTCATTAATCATCCGTAAATTAGTTGCACGAACATCCATATTGTCGCCCCTTGTTTTTGTGGTGTTAACTTCTTGCGTTTATGAATACACTGCCGTCATTGCATCGCAGCAAATTCATGATTAATTTAATAAGGTGGAGATTCCAACCATGTACAATCAAAGTCCCTCAACAATGATTTTTATGAAAGGAATCTCCGATGAGCAATTCAGTGACATTTATCCAGGAAGGCCAAACTTTACGAGTCGAAGCCGAGCACACTATTGGCAAAAACTTGGCTCGTTTCAGTGTCGTTTTACCCAACAAAAACTACACACTACTTGCAGCACAGCAAGAGGCTATGAGACAAATAGCAAAAGACTTACTCAGCCTTGCGGATTCTCTTGGTCGAGCAGAGGCGCAATCTTCCGTGAGCGAGTAATTGCACCCAAAAAGTCAGCGCAACCCACAACTGACACAGGGGCACCAGATGAGACATTGAGTGAATCGCCATCTGGTGCAATACAGCCTTTCAAGTCGCGGCGAATTTCGCGCAGCACCCTAAGCACCTCTTCTTGCCCCTTGCTTTGCGCCGACACAGCAACAAGTGCCACCAGCGCCTGCGTATCTTTGATTTCATGCAGTGTTGACAGCAGCTTGTCTGCCTTGGCCTGGGCTTCATCGAGGCCGCTGGTATTGATAACGATGTCTAAAGTGTCGAGAGTCATGCGGCCTCCTGGGTGGTTTCTGTGTAAGGCGGGGTGTCTTTTAGTTCAGGTAAATTGAATACTTCAGGATGCTGGCTTTCAAAAAAACGAAGCCACGGTTTAGGTATTCCGTTATTTTTCCATTGCGAAACCGCGCCAGGGGTGACATCGCAAATTTCGGCAACTTTGGTAGTGCCGCCCAGCAAATCAATAAGTTTCGTAGCGTCCATTCCCAAACTTTAGCGCACTAAAGATAAGTTTGCAAGTTTCTTTAACGAACTAAACCGCTATTTATTTAGAATGCTAAACATGGAAACACTTAAAGACCGACTTACTGAGGTGATGGAAGACCTCAAAATAACCAGGGCAAAAGACCTGGCAATATTCTGCGATGTATCGGAAGGATTGGTGACGCAGTGGTTTTCTGGGCAGACCAATCTGGGGCCCAAGCCATTGAAAGCCTTCTCACGCACGCGATTCAATATTGACTGGATAGCTGATGGAACATTGCCCAAATACAGGGAGCAAGTCGCTAACGAAGGTTACGGAACCAGTAATCAGTTTTCAAAAGTGGCTGTAGCCGAACACGGCTCGCCCAATCTTATTGAAGTCCGCAAGGTAAATCTGCGCCTATCCGCAGGGATAATTGGCATTGCTCTAGATCAGCAAGAAAGCAACGGAGAGCCTCTTCTTGTTCAAAGAAGTTGGGTAGATAAAAATGGTTTTATACCAAGCAAACTTATTGCGGTTGCAATAAAGGGCGACAGTATGGAACCTGCTCTCTATGATGGCGATACTGTCATCATTAATACAGCAGATTGCAAGTTAAATGACGGAGATACCTACGCAGTCAACTATGAAGGCGAAGCCGTAGTTAAACGCCTAGTTCGAGATTTAGGTCAATGGTTTCTATCTTCAGATAATTCTGATAAAAGCAAATATGGCCGCAAGACTTGTCAGGGCAGTGCTTGCATCATTATAGGGAAAGTCGTTCACAAACAGAGTGACAGAATTTAATTCTCACTTCTTTTGTTTTTTCAATTTTCTTTCATACAAATTCCTATCAATTTCAGAAGCAATATACCAACAAAACCCACCCCCAATCAGCCATTTTGCCCCATCAAATGCGTCAACAAACGCATCTTTGCCACCAGATTTAGCAGCAAAAAAAAGCCAGGCAAGCCCTCCAAAAAAAGCTACTCCTGAGACCCACCTTTGCTGCGCAAAGATTCCTTTCTTTATATTAATAATAATTTCTTCTTTGGTCGCGCCTGGCGTTGCAACACCGCAATTCGGGCAAGCGATTGCCTCAGTCGATACCTGACGTTTACATTCCCTGCATTCCACTAGAGCCATATATCCTCCTCTAACTACTCTTACTATTAATATTTAATAATTATTTTACATTACATTTAATTTAGTTCGCTAAAGTTCTTTACTTTTTTAATTTAGCAGGCTAAAGTTACTCCATCACCCCACCAGATGGAGTCAACATGAAACACCCCACCCTCATCGACATCCTGTTCTACGCCACTTGCGCAATCGGCCTGCTGATCGCGCTCAGCATTGCTGGCTGCGACCAAATGAATGACGAGGCCAAATCTGCCGAAGTGCTGAGCAACGCCAAGCACATCGCCAGGCTCGATGCTGCTGAGCGTAGGCGTGAGGCGATAGAGCAGGCTTTCTTGCAGCAAGAGCGGCTGTCGGCTGGCCAGATGCGCTTTGTTGCCACTGCAAGAGGTGACAAATGAGACTCACCAAAGAAGAAGCCTTTGAGGTGTTCTGCGCGCTGCGCAACGAAGCAAGCAGGATAGAAGCCGATGCAAAGATGTTTATAGACTCTGGCGTGTGCGGCCCGGATGAAATCGAACGATCTTTAAAGCAGATGGGCGAAGCCTGCGCCCTGCGCGAACTCGCCAGTAAGATCAGCAAAGCCCAAGAAGCAGACGACCACGGGGTGCCAGCATGATGCGCACCTTGACTGCCAAATACACCATCGCCCGCAGCCTGTACAGCGTCCAGCGCAAGTTCGGGCACAGCCGCCGCACGGCTTTTCGCACTGCGCTGCAGGCATTTATCCCAGCTTGAGGCGCACACCATGGCCCGCACAAAGACCCCCGAACCAGACCTCGCCGCGCTTGAAATCGCGCACGGCCTGCTGGCGACCAGGTTGAGTTTTCAAGAGGCCATGAATCACCCGACATGGAAAGTAGTCATCAAGACCCGCGCCAGAAAACACATGCAGCAGCGCGAACAGTTCGACCTGAAGAAGCTGCAAGCCAACGACAACGACTGATTTTTTACCCGACAAGGACCATCATGCAAGCACAACCAAAGTTCGCCATCGACAATATGGTATACCACCCAGAAAGCAAACGCGCTGGCATTATTTGCGCAATTGAAACGGCCCGCGCCAACTCAGTTAGCGCCATCCTTTCAAGCGAACCACATCGCATCTATCGCCAGGTGAATACCCCTCTGGTTATCCGTTATCGCATCAACCCCTTCGACTACAGCGAAGGCCGCATCAACGAATGGGAAAAAGCAGCCGTCTGGGCAAACGAGGATGACATCATCCTGCTACCAGAAACCCCGCAAGTCACTATCAATGCCCCAAAAATCGGCACAGCCTGGCAAGGCGGCATCTACGCTGGCGTAGTCGCAGGCCAGGACGGCCAGCCAGACTACCACCTGATTCATGCGCCGGCAGAGTTCGAGATCAAAGACGCCAACTGGCAGACCGCCATCGAAAAAGCGCAAGCACCGGTCAACGGTTTCACCGACTGGTCACTACCAGACCGCCGCGAAGCCAGACTGCTGCACACCAACACGCCTGCAGGCTTTGATACAGACGGCTGGTACTGGACATCTACGCAGCTCGCGGGCTACCCCTCTTATGCATGGATGCAGAGTTTCAACGGTGGCGACCAGGGCTACTACCACAAGAGCGACGAGGACCGCGCGCGTGCCGTCCGCAGGTTATTAATCATTCAGTAATTTAATAATTTCCCCAACCAGCGCGAAGCGCTCGATTTAATTTTATCCAGTAAAGGAGTCAAAGTGAGCACCAAATCATTTGCAATCACCCTACAAGACCTACGGGACGGGCGCGTTAATGCCGAACTGTCCAAGCTGTTTGGCGATTTGATCAACACCGTCAAATCAACAGGCAAAAGCGGCGATATCACGCTGAAACTCAAAGTCAAACCTACAGGCCGCGGCCAGGATGTTGACAAGATTTTCATCGCCGATGCCATCACGGTCAACATGCCCAAGCCAGACCGTGGTGAAGATGTTTTCTGGCTCACAGATGACAACGAACTGTCCCGCAACCATCCACGTCAAGGCAATCTCGAATTGCGCGACGCTTCTCAACCAGCACCAATCAATTTTAAGGAAGCCAAATAATGTCCGACCAACAAACAGCACAACCAGGCGAACTGGCCACGTTTGCCGCCACATCAGACCAGGTACATATCGGCGCAGACACCATCGACCGCATTACTGAGCTGGCGCATGCATCGGTCTCTTATCAAGCGATAGGCGGCACGACACACCTGATCTTCCCGGAGAAGTATCAGCACAAAGACATCACCAGCATCATCGAAAAAGCGCAGCCCAATCCGAACCGCAAGACAGGCACAACCGTCTTGAACGACACAGCCAGCTTCTTGCAGTTTGTGCGTGATCAGGCTAAAGAAGCCACCGGCTATATTTTCGCTGACATTGAGGCTCGCAGCCTGACTGCCGTATTCAATCATCAAAAAGACGCGGTTGGCGGCTGGAAGGACCATCAAGCCATTTACCGGGCAGAGCTGAGTCGCGAAGCAACTACATGGATCAACAACAATAAGCGGCAAATGGAGCAAGAAGAATTTGCCATCTTCCTTGAAGATAATATCGCCGATATAGCAGAGCCATCAGGCGACATGCTGCTGACTGTCGCGTTGACTCTGCAGGCGAAAACAGAAGTGGCCTTTGCCAGCGCCCGCCGCCTCGATAATGGGCAAGTACAGTTCCTGTACAACGAAACTATCAATGCAACTGCAGGTGCTGGCAGCATTGAAATTCCCCGCGAATTCACACTCGGGATTCGCATATTCAAAAATGGCGACGGACTGAGAATCAAAGCCAGGCTCAAGTATCGCTTGACCCATCAAAGAGTCAAATTCTGGTACGAACTTGACCGCGTAGAGGATGGCATTGAATTGTGCTTTGCCGACTACATCGAACAAGTTTCAAAAGAGTCCGGCTACACGGTACTACTCGGCAAGCCATGACCTCCAGCTTCACCGAAGGCGATCACGTCGCCTTTACCTGCCACATCCTGGGCGAGGTACGCGGCGTGATCAAACACTTTACCCGCTGCATCAGCAACGGCCAGCCACATGCAGTGATTGAACTGCAGGGCGCTCACCCGCCCGGCTGCATGTGCAGTGAGCCAGTTGTTAATTTGAGGAAAGCACAATGATACCGACCATACTCACCGCAGGCGGTTCCTACTTTAATTTCAATGAGCCCGAAAAAAGCGATATTGAGATTGAGACGATTGCTCATGCACTTTCGCACATCTGCCGCTTCACTGGCCACTGCACCCGCTTCTACAGCGTCGCCCAGCACTGCTACATGGCTTCATTTGTCGTACCACCTGATCTGGCACTGGACGGCCTTATGCACGACGCAGCAGAGGCATACATTGGCGACGTATCCAAGCCTTTGAAAGTACTGCTACCTGACTATGCCGAGATTGAACGCCAGGTCGAAAATGCATTGATTCAACACTTTTCGCTGAAACATCAAGATCACCCATGGATTAAGCGGGCAGACCTCATCATGCTGGCAACAGAACAGCGCGACCTGATGCCAGACATTGGCGAAAACTGGTTTGCGGGCACCGACATCGTGCCAATGAAAGACCGCATCGAGCCGTGGGATTCAAAGACCGCAAAGCTCAAATTCTTACAGCGTTTCCACAACCTGACTTCTACACAGGTGGCAGCATGAGCAAAAAATCCAGAGCAAAACACCATTGCGCACGCCGAAATTGGAATGTCAAGCCAGCAGGCACCTATCTGTTTTTGAATCCTGCTCTCAACACGCAATCTGTTAATACTAACGTCGAGCTTGATGTATCGCAGCAGCAAGACATACGCATGCACGCCTGGCAATCTTATGCGGCCATTGCCAGCGGCAGTATTTCAACCATCGATAACTGGGCCATGGTTACTACGTCGATGAATATTGCTTTACTGCTGGCAGAGTACGGCTATGGCGTTGAGCATCAAGATGTATTTGTGCGCGCCCAAGAAGCACTCACCCGTTGCTATATCAGAGGCACAACAAAACACGTCTGGCGATTTGATGGCGCTGGCGTAAATGATGTACGCGATGCGCTTGAACTACATGACCAGCAATGCGCCCTGGTCACGCACAGCGATATCGCCAAGGCACTGCGCGAAATTGCGCAGCGAGTGGCTGAAGGCAATGTGTTTGAAGTTGAGGCGATTGCAGCATGAAACCATTACAACAAATATCCCGCGCAGGCGAAGTTGTTTTCGGCGATGCAAGCCTGAAAATTTGGGAAGAAGACATTCCTAGAGACTGGAAACCCAGGGAAAAATGGGAGCGCGATTTTAAACGCCAAGTATTTGCACGCATCATTCAGACCCTGAACCGCCTTGGCTGGACATGCACCATGCCAGAGATTGACGAAAACTCAGTAAAACATTATGGCGCCAAAGTCGCCAGATGGTCCGCTGAATCAAAGCGCTTTTGCAAAAAAGGCGATCTAAAAGCCGACCTGCATATCAGTGGACGCTGCATTGAGTTTGATATGTTCCAGTCAATCAACTGCCCTACTCGGCCTGACCATGAAGGGCGATATGAGTCGAACAAAGTAGCCTGCATGCCGTATCTGCTGCGCATCGAAATGGAGCGCACAAGGAGCAGGATTCGCGACTATTTGTGCAATGTCTTTACTGATTACCAGTTTAAAAAGCCCGACCCTGTCATGGGTCTGCTTGGTGTGACCGCAAATGAGTTTGCACAGCACGAACGCGCAACAACTGGACACTACGTTGCTGAACTGGATCGGGCACATACCAATATGACATGTAATGTCACTAGCAGGGACAAAGGAATTATTACCCATGGCTCCAGCGTGTTTGCAATTGGCGACAAAGGCCGCATCGTCACCGGCACCGCCTACTACGATCTTAATTCAACATGGCAGGTCGTCACCGGGCGATATGGATTCATGCGCTGCCAAGCCTATCAAATCTACATCAACAACCCAGGCGATTTAAGAACAAAACGCAACCAAGAAACACGCCTGAGGAAGTTGCAAAGAGAAAAGCAAAAGGCAATTGACGAAGAAAATTTTGAACGCGCAGCCATCATTCGCGACATTTTAAAAGCAGCAGCCTAACCCAGCACCACAACCACAACAGGAGCAACCATGGACACAGCAGTCAAACCAACACCCACCGTATCCGGCACACCCTACGCTGGCGGTTTTTACGCTGGACGCATCAATATCGAGGGCGAGCAGTACGCCATCATCGTCGCGCCAAAGGCAGCCGGTGAAGTCGAAGCCGCCTGGCACAAAGATGTTGCCGCAGCCAATAGCCTGAGCTTTTTTGATGGCCTTGCCAACACCAAAGCCATGGCCGAGGCAGGCAGCGAACAGGCGCAGCGCATGCTCAGCATGAGCATCTACGGCCTGAGCGACTGGTACCTGCCCAGCCGTGATGAACTGGAGCTGTGCTACCGCAACCTGAAGCCTACCAATGAGCAAAACTACTGCTGGCGCGGCGACAACCCCAGCAGCGTACCACCTGGTTACGCCTATTCACGCAACGAGCCAGCACAGACGACAGACTCAGCATTCATCACAGGCGGCGCGGAGGCATTTGAGCCTGAATGGTACTGGACCAGTACGCAGAACGCGGGCGACCCCTCTTATGCGTGGATGCAGAGTTTCGACGGTGGCGACCAGTACGGCTACCACAAGAGCTACGAGTACCGCGCGCGTGCCGTCCGCAGAGTCTTAATTATTGAGTAATTCAATAATTTCCACCATCACCGGGCGAAGCCCGAACCGATTTTTTTTAGGATGATTACCATGAGCAAAGCGCAATGGATGCAAGAAAACCTCAAGCCTGGCGAGATATACGCAGGCCTGATTTTGGGCAAAGAAGGCCAGCCAGACCATCACCTGTTTTTGCTGGAAGCAAAACCAGCTACCAAACTGAACTGGGAAGCGGCCAAGGCCTGGGCAGCCTCAGTGGGCGGCGAATTGCCTACACGCAGCGAACAATCCCTGTTGTTCGCCAATGCCAAAGAGCAGTTTGAACCGTACTACTACTGGTCTGGTGAGCAGGACGCGGGCTACCCCTCTTTTGCATGGATGCAGTATTTCAACGGTGGCAACCAGTACGACGACCGCAAGAGCAGCGAGTACCGCGCGCGTGCCGTCCGCAGATCAATTATTGAGTAATTCAATAATTTAGCCGCTTCTTAACCAGGGCGAAGCCCGAAACTTTTTTTCAGCATGGCCCTACACCACGATTTGCCGATTTACCAAAAAGCCTACGAGCTTTTGAAGCTGGCGACCAACGTCACCAAGAACATGCCCAAAGATTTTAAAGGCTCGATTGGTGGCGAAATTCGCAGCCTGTGCTTGCAGAACATTGTCCTTATCGCCAATGCCAATGCAGCCCAGGACAAGACCGCCTATCTATCGAAATTGCTGGAGCAAGTCCACGCCGCAGAAATACTGTTTCGCCTATGTAAAGACATGCGCTTTATATCAACAAAACAGTACGCAGAGGCAGTGCAATTGACAGATGACGTAGGAAAACAGGCAAACGGGTGGAAGAAATCCGCAGTAGTACCAGAGTCAGATACGAGGGTGTCAAGGCAGCCTCGTCAGAACTCATTATTTAAATCTGGTCATGCCGCTGGGTAGAACACCACCCACCGCCAAGCGCATCACAGATACCACCAGCCATGCTGGCAGGTCTGGCGCAGTTGCCAAGCTGATCGGCTTATGCCTTCGGCTTGATGACGTGGATAGCATGAATTACCGCAGAACGCGGGCAACCCCTCTTATGCATGGATGCAGAATTTCAACAATGGCAACCAGAACAACAACCACAAGAGCAACGAGTACCGCGCGCGTGCCGTCCGCAGATAAAAATGGTACCACCGAGGGCCATGCTGGCTTTTTACAGACTAAAAATATGAATAACTACCGATATCAATTCGTATCACTCTGCCCTACTAATGGTGATGCGATTATTTATACCCTAGAGATTCAATCTAAAAAGATGATTCATGTTGAACATATCATCACGGCGGCAGCACTACACAAATCTAATTACCATGAAAACATCGCAGATGATTTTATTAACCGATTTGGCGGGCATCAAACAATTACCGCGCTACATCATGGCGTAGAAATAATCACGGTTCGGGAAGCCAAATGATTCACTACCATGGCCTGCCGATTACACCTGCCACTGCTGCAGTCCGCGCTATAAGCGGCGGACATGCGTTTGTCTCATTTCGCCACGCAGACCAACTAACAATTGCGATTGAAGCAGCACAAAGTTTTGCAGTGGACAACGGTGCATTCTCTGCATGGGTAAGCGGCACACCAGTTACCGACTGGACAAGCTTTTACGCCTGGGTAAATGACATACACAAATATCCGAATTTTGATTTTGCATGCATTCCAGATGTGATTGATGGTGATGAAGATGCAAACGATGCTCTACTGAACGACTGGCCTTGGAGACTTTCAGCCCCTCACATAGGTGCACCGGTTTGGCATTTACATGAATCGCTGGATCGCCTTGAACGCCTAGCTGCGAACTGGCCACGTATTTGCCTGGGCAGCTCGGGGGAGTTTACAAAAATCGGGACCGCAAGATGGTGGAACAGAATGGCTGAAGCCATGGACATCATTTGCAATGAGTCCGGCCAACCAAACACCAAAATTCATGGCCTAAGGATGCTCAATCCGGAAGTGTTTACACGCTTCCCGTTTTCAAGTGCAGACAGTACCAATATTGCACAGAACATAGGTATTGATTCGGCCTGGAAAGGCACGTATACACCGCCCACAAAAGAAGCAAGGGCAGCGATTATGCGTGAACGAATCGAAAGTCAGCAATCATCGCCGCTTTGGATAAGGTCACTATCTCCCATCCAACTATCAATTGACCTTGTGGGTGAAATGCTATGAATGACTTTACATTCGAATCACTGGTACAAGCCTACTTCGACTGCCGCCAAAGCAAGCGCAACACGCCCAGCGCACTGGCATTTGAAGCCAACCTGGAACGCAACCTGATCAAGCTGAATGACGAACTGGCCGCAGGCACCTATGCGCCCGGCAAGTCCATCTGCTTTGTCGTCACCAAGCCCAAAGCCCGCGAAGTATGGGCGGCAGACTTCCGCGACCGCATCGTGCATCATCTGCTGTACAACCACATCGCCCCGCGCTTCTACGCCAGCTTTATTGCCGATAGCTGCGCATGCATACCAGGACGCGGCACCCTGTACGCGGCCAGGCGGTTAGAAGCCAAAATCCGCAGCGCATCGCAGAACTGGTCTAAGCCCACCTACTATCTGAAGATGGACCTGGCCAACTTCTTTGTGCAGATCGACAAATCCATCGTGCAACAGCAGCTCGCAAAGCGTATCGATGAGCCCTTCTGGATGGACTTGGCCAACACCATCCTCTGGCACGACCCGCGCCAGAATTTTGAGCTGCGCGGCGCTGCGCAACTGGCATCACTGGTACCGGCACACAAACGCCTGACCAACCAGCCGGCGCATCTGGGCCTGCCTATCGGCAACCTGTCCAGCCAGTTCTTTGCCAATGTCTATCTGGACGCGCTGGACCAGTACGCCAAGCACCAACTACGCGCCAGGCACTACATCCGCTACGTCGATGACTTCATCATCCTGCACGATTCAGCAGCCTGGCTCAATGATGCTCTGGCAAAGATAGATGCATGGCTACCCGCCCACCTGGGCGCAAGGCTCAACCACAGCAAAACCATCCTGCAGCCAGTTACTCGAGGAGTCGATTTCGTCGGCCACGTCATCAAGCCATGGCACACCACCACCCGCCGCAGGACAGTACACGAAGCCCAGGCCCGCATGCGCGCCGCATCAGACGCAGATTTTCACACCACGGCAAATAGCTACTTTGGCCTGCTACGCCAAAGCCCCGCCAGCCACCACGACCGCGCCTTGCTGGCCCGGCTGGCGCTGCGTAGGGGATTTGCGGTGGATAAACAATTGACGAAGACTTTTAGGAGGGCAACAACATGAATGCGATATCTACAGTAAAAGACTTTACCCCAACCAAAGAAGTCATCAGCCTTCATGGACTTGGCTTTATACAGTTGGTATTAGGCGGCGGCCAGCGCATGCACGTATGGCACCCAGACCTGCCAAGGCGCGGCTGTTTTGAACATTCTGCCGTACATAACCACCGCTTTGCATTTCGCTCACGCGTACTGAAGGGGATTCAGGTCAATCAACGTTGTGATCTGGAAGTCGTAAAGCCTGGAACCGGCACACATCTACTGATCAGCCACAATGGCCCACGCAGCGATAAAGGCGGAAGGGAAAGTTACCCGGTTGCTGATGTCAACATCATCATGCGCGAAATTGAACAGTATGGCCCAGGCCAGGAATACTACATGCCAGCGCTGGAATATCACCATACACCGTGCAAGGGTATCGTCGTGACAATCATGCAAAAGATGGGAGAAGGCACCATCCACGCATGCAGTGTTTGTCGTCGCGGTGTTGATTTTCACTATGACTTTGACCGCCACCAGCTTTCGCCTGAGCAGCTTTTTGCTTACGTGATTGATGCTTTGAGCTCGGAGACATGATCATGGCTGATCTGCATTTAAACCTGAAGAAAGAATATTTCGACGCCATCAAGGCTGGAACCAAGAAATATGAATATCGTAAGGTAACGCCGTACTGGTCAAAGCGCCTTGAACATCCTCACTACATCAACATTATTCTGAAATGCGGCTATCCACGTAGCGATGATCAAGAAAGAATCATCAAGCGCCGCTTTGTTGGATGGCACAAAGAAACTATAACGCATCCGCACTTTGGCAATAAACCAGTTGAAGTGTATGCAATTCATGTTGGCGAAATTCCAAAGGAGGAATGATGGAGCAAATTTTTGAAGACGTTGTGATATCGATCTATCCAGTTGAAAAAACTGAAGACGGATTTATAGTCGCCTTGATGGTAACTACAAAAACAGAAAGCCAGGCAAATGCTGCTGCAATAGCATTAGAAAAATTGATTTGCGGGCAGCAAATAGAACACAACGACTAATAAGATTAAAAAGGACAAGAAGCCGTGAGCCAAGATACAACAGGCAGCTATAAACATTTGCTTGAAAACAGCTATCACATCCAATGCGAGTTGGATGAGGAAATGAGCCGGGAAGCGTTTTTAGCCGACTACATTTTTTGCTTCATTACCTACGACAGCGATATGGGCGAGATATTCGCCAGCAAAGCACTGGAAGTCTGCACCGCCGTCAGCAACCAAACAATCATCAGCTATATAGAAAACGAAGATGATTACCGCTGGTTCCTGCTCATGATCAACATGCCATTCTTTGCAGGGCGACTGAATTGGGGCACATCAATTCGCGGGGCCTGGTGGAACCATGAAGGCCAAACGCTCGAAACCTGCGGGCTTTGGAGGGGTAATAAGCAAGCCCTTTTACTGAATTTCACAAGGCATGAGTGGAAGGACTTTATTGCAGCAATGGCAGAGTTTTCTACAGAAACACAGAATATAGCGAGGACGGCATGAATACAAACGAACCAGACCTGATAGAACGCCTGGCCAGCGCGGTTGCAAGGCATATCAAGCCAGCCATTCCGCTGAGCATTGACATGTGGGATATAAGCACGATTGCCGAGTACATCAAGCGCGACCCGGCAACGGTGCGTGAGCGGCTGGCCTGCTTGCCTGATTTTCCGCGCGCGGTGCGCCTACCTTCCGCCAAGGGACACAAAGGCCAGCCCCTCTATAAAGCCACCGAGGTCATCTCCTGGGTGGAAAAATACAAAGAGAAACATTAGTCGAGCCTGTCGGCCATGTTTTCTGCGGTCTCGTTATAATAAATTTGCAGCATGCGCAAGTCTTTATGCCCCACCATGCGCGCCAGGTCAAGCACGTTCAGTTTCTTGGCCAGGCGCGTAATGGCTTCATGGCGCGTGTCATGAAAGGTCAGGTTTTCAATCAGGCATTGCGCTGTTGCCTTGGCAAAGATAGCGCTCAACCTGGGCGGCGTCTGCAAAAACAGGGGGACATCATCTTTCTCTTGTGCCGGCAGGCAGGCCAATATCTCCCGCGCTACCTTCGACAAGGGCACATCACGCTCTGAGCCGTTCTTTGTACTATCCAGATGGGCGACTCGCCCCTTGATCGACTTGTTGGTCAGGCTACAAATTTCCGCCTGGCGCATTGCTGTCTCAATGGCAAATAGAAACGCAGCCCCAGCGGCCTGCTTCTTTGTCGTCACCGGCTGGAAATCAAACCCAAGATTCACGCTGATGCGCTCAATCTCATCGTCCGATATCAATCTGTCGCGTGAAGGTGATTCTTTTGGCCGCCTGACGTTGCGCGTGGGACTTTGCACTATCCACTGCCATTCCTTGACCGCAGTGTGAAACACATTACTCAGCAGATTAAGGTCGCGGTTAAAAGTGGATCCGGTCACTGCCCGCCATTCAGGACTACCCACCAGGCGCATGTCGCGGAACTTGCCCAGCACTTCTGGGGTGATGTCCACCAGCTCATAGTCGCCAAGACGCTTTCCGAATACTTGATAGTCACACATCCAGGTAAGGCGCTTCACTTCCCACTGGTGGCCGCGCTTGGTAGGTGACACCTCTTTCTCATAGCGGCGGCAGGCATCTTCCAACGTCTTGCCATGGACCGTGCCGGTAGCAAGGTTATTTCTGAGATCTGCCTCAAGTTGTGTTGCCCAGGCAACAGCTTGCGCTTTTGTTGCAAATGACTTACTTTGTCGCGTGCCCATGATTGCCACCTGAGCCCGCCACGCCCCTTCACGCTTACTATAGCTCGCCAT